GAGGCTCGCGAAGAGGAAGAATCCATGTCTTCTTATTATTATCCCATAGAACACCATAGATTTCCGCGGATTCGGGGGATAGCTTACGTGGTCCTAGCGCAAATAAAGGAGGGGACATAAAGACGGCCAGGCGGGCCTCGGACATCTCTAGAGGTTTTGGCACTGGCTCGATACGGTTAGGTAGGCTCTTAACCATCTCAAGCAGTTTCTCGATAGGTATAGAAGAGATTTCAGAGAGCCACGTACGGGCGGTGTCATAATCGTAGGAGTACTTGTTATCCCAGGTCTTGATGTAAAACTCGTTAACATCACAGACTAGCTGCGCCAGGTTCCCCTTGTAACCACAAGAAAAGCAAATGTGCTGACCAGTGTCTAGGTTTATACACCAGGAAGGCGAGTTGTCTTCCTTGCCGGTACGAGCCAAGTGAGCAGGGCAAAGCGAGTTTGCTTCAGCACCGTGTTCAGTGAAGTCCATGCCGAGAGCGTCTAGGACTTTGGGAATGTCAATCATCATAGCTTGTAGCTCCAAGGTGTGCAGTGCTTGCATGCGCTCTTCTTGGACTCGTCGTGGAAACAGCCAGTGTCCCAGTTCCAAGTCATAGGAGTTTCTGCTGGGCCACAGTTACGCGCCTGAACTACGCGGAGTAGACGGAGACCTTCATCGCCTTCAACTGGCTCAAGACCGAGGATGACGTCAGAGTCCTGGAAGAACGAAGACGAATAACCGATAGAGTCTGCAGAGACCTTGTTACCCTTCATCTTCCAAAGGAGCGTCTGAGTAGTAATTACTACCGGGATATCCATCCGCTGGGCTACGCGCTTAAGCGCACGAGTAATGTTGGTTAGCGCTTGTGGTGTGTTGGCTTCTCCAGTTACGGAGTCGAGCATTAGGTACACACCATCTACGAAGATGATATCTGGGTTTAGCTGCTCTGCTTTTGCAACTAGTGCGTCCACAGTAAGCCCGCCCATAGCGTCAACAAAGTGAAACGGCTTGGCGGTCTTCAGGTCATCAATAGAACGAAGCATGCGGTCTTCTTCGTCACCCTTTAGGCTTCCTAGACGTAGGCGGGTAGAAGAGATGTGCGCAGACATTGCTAGGTAACGCTGGGTCTGTTCGTGGTTGTTCATCTCGAATGACTGGAACATTGGGACCATGCCAGTCTCATGTACGTTAGCTGCCATGCGCAACGCAATCTGAGACTTACCAGTCTTAGGTGGAGCAATCACAGTAATAAGCTGACCGCCCTGAAGTCCGGCGGTTGCTTCGTCAATCTTGGCAAAGCCGGTGGGAACACCCAACAAAGTTGAGGACTGTAGGTTCTCGTACTCTTCCCAGAACTTATCTGGGTCCTTTGTAATGTCTACGTGTGTGGTGCCCTGGATGCCCTGCTCATTTACGAGAGTAATGGCTTTGGACATTTCAAGTAAGGCAGACTCATGGTCGTTGTGGTTCAACGCCTCGACCACACTCTCGACACCGTTTCGGGTCATTGAGCGACGGCGGAACTCCACCATCTTGTCGATTAGATACTCAAGAGAATCCTCTACCTTTAAAGTCTTAAAGTTAGGGAAGTTGTCGTTGACTGCAACCGCAGTCGGTACTTCGCGGTAAGTCGCGTAGTGCTCACGCACAAACTTCCAGACACGACGTAGGTCGTCGTCCAGAATCCAGTCGTCCTTGATGCCGCGCTCAATGACTGGGATGATGTTGCGGTCAATAATGACCTTGCTAACTAAGCGGTATTCGTTGTCTGCCGCCATTTGCCCTCTCCCTACTTCTTAAAGATTATTTAACTCTATACCAATTGAGCCGTATCTCGCGACACGCTCCCTTAAATCTATTACGCCTTTGAGGTTATTCCTATAAGGAAGCTCACCTATGAAGTCGTCGATATCGGTGTACAACTCTGCGTAATTAAAAGGGTTGCCACCTCGGCGCTCTAGTTTATCCATAACTTTGTCCAGGTCTTCCTGTGACCAAAGCTCAGACTCAAAAGCTGCTAGCTCGACTGATAGTGCAAATTTATTTGATATGTTCCACAAATGTGAAAGAGATAGGTTGTCCAATCCCTTCACTTCTCGTTTTTGACCGGTAGTGAGGCCCATGAGCTTCTTGTCTGATAGCTCGGACCTCACCACCACATCAATCACAACGATTACGCGGGGCGACGACTCGTTTGAGATATCGCCATTTTGCATTAGATTACTTCTACTTTTCCATACTTCATTACAAAGTCGCGGAATGACTCACGGTTCATCATAGCAAGGATAGCCTCTTCGTCAGACATGCTCTCAGGAATCTGAACCTGCAGAGCCCCGCCGTTTGCTTCCATTGCATCACGAACAAACTTTACGTGCTTGCAGCGAGCAGACTTCTGGAAGCCGGTGCAGCTGCAACGGAACTTTGTGTGGTTGTCATCGTCAACCTCTACTTCACATACTCCTTCTTCCTCAAGGAAAAACTGTGCTGTGCGCCATTCAATATCCATAGTTACTTCTTTCATTTACGTAGGTCCTCTCCTATAATACGTACACGAGTGAACGCCTCGTGAGCGAAACTCCCCATTGCCTCCGAGTACTGGTCCTTCCAGCGCTCACGGGGAACATTTGTTGTAATAATTGTTGGTAGAGCTTTATCATACCGTGCACGAAGAATTTCGTCAAATGACGTGTCGTCATACTTCGAGCCGTATTCTTTACCCAAGTCATCTAACACAAGTAGACGGACATTCAGCTGGTCGTCAGTAGCCCGACCGTGGAACCCTTCCATCTCTAGAGTCAACAACTTCTTGGTTTCTGAGTCAGCGTCAATCAAAGCCTTCTTGCGAGATAGAAACTCTGGGAAGGTCATGTAGTAAACTGGGCGGGCAGCCATGCCGTAGTTCTCTGAAGAGATACCTAGAATGTCTTGTGCTGCAGATTCGTTATCTGGTAGACGGCGGATAAACTCCATGGCAGTAACTACTGCGTGAGTAGTCTTGCCTAGACCTGGCCCGCCATCAAACAGAAGTCCGACGCCGGTGACACCGATGCCACCAATCTGCTTGATTACACGGCCGGCCATAGCCTTATCCAACCATCCGTCAATTTCTTCAGGGAATGTGCCGGTGCGACCAATAATGTCCGCAGGCTCTAGCCCTATGAAACGACGAGGTATATTTGACCCCCGTAGCAGCCAGTGGCGCTTGGTTGGGTCCATATCCGAAATGTCGTAGCTCATTTAATCCGCCCTTAATGATTGTTCGTACTCTGACAATGCTACACGTCCTGGCATAGATTTGTCAAACTTCTTACCATCCGACGCGACTAGGTATTCGATTTCTTCTGCAACCTGGTGAGCCTGCTCAATTGTAGTCTCGTTAGTTACGGACGTAATGTTGTTTGTGATAAAGCTCATAAACGAACCGATTGTGTTGCGGGGAAACTTTTTGACCAGGTTGATATTACGAGCATCGGCAAAGAACTTGTCCATAAGCTTGAGCTCTACCTCGGCAGTAATCCCGTGCTTCTTACGGTTAGCGGCCAGCACTAGCATCATAGAGCGTGTGTTTACCAATCCCGGGATACCCCTGACGTTCTGGTAGACACGAGATGAGAACTCTGAAGCCACATCCATGGCAGTCCAGTCTTCTTTAGGACGCTGGAAGCGAGTCTTAGGGTCACGCTTGCTAATCTTTTCCACTGCCACAGGTTCGTCCAGTAGACCGAACCCACCGATATCATCATCCTCAGACCAACGATTGACCATTGTTTCCTCCTCCTCGGGGCCCACGGCCCCTATTAAATACGAAGTATTTAATACTTTAGTAGTATTAGTTACTTTAGTTAAGTTATCAATATTGTTACTTGAGCTAGCTGTTGATGTTTCAACTTTGATTAGCTTATAACGATTTTTATAAAGACGACCAAGATTTCGTTTGGTGCGTGTCGTTTCAACTAGACCAGAATCGACGAGCGCTGTTAGCGACCGCCACAGGGTAGTGCGAGATAACCCAGTCTCTTGACTGAGTTCTTCCATTGTTAGATTGACGTCGCCCCACCTATCTACGTGCGATTCAAGCACGGATAGTAGTGCGCCCTCCCTCTTCTTCATGTTTGCCCTCCGGATTGTTTACCTGCGCCTAGTTACTACTTCTGTAACTGTAGCGGCTTTCGACAGCAGTGTCAAGGAGGCCTCTGAAAAAAATCCTGCGGCCAATGCAACGACGACTAAAGTGGGATGCGAGTAACCCATTAACCAAGTTAGTGAAAAAGAAGCAGGTAAGGTTAGACCGACCCTAATTAACTTCGTAGGAATCCAACGGTCAAATAGAGACGCAAAAGTTGCAATTGCCGTTGCTGTACCCATACCGACTATGAGTGTTATAAAAAATAGTTCCACGATACCTCCTAGGAGATTCCGCTAAACCTTCCAGAAAGGGTTTCGATGCCATAGCAATCGATGTAATAAGGAGTTTGAAGCGGAAGCATATAATTGATTGTAGCAGCTAGTCTATCCAATTTTGAAGCACGATTTGGGTAAAAGTACGAAATAGAATTATTTGCTGTTCCAGCCCATGAACATCCGCGGTCCTCGTAGCTTCCGTCAAAGAAAGTTGTTGGACCATTCCCTTGAATAAACATAGCTGCATCAAAGAATGCGTTAGTTCCGGACGTTGGTGTGGACTCAGATATGAACGACACCTTGACTTTAATAGGGATGGTATTTCCAGCGTCATCCTTAATTACAGGTACCACGATAGAAACACCGACCTGGGTCCAGGAGCCTGTAGACACAGTGGTCATTTCGCCAATTGCTGAAGGAGCAGCTGAAAGAAGAACATCGCTGGAATCATAGAACTTTGCCGTTGCGTAAAACTACTTACCTGTATTGAAGTCTTTCACATACATGTAAGAGTAGTACGCCTCTCCGGCAGTAACGGGAATAAAGGCAGACTCAAAACCAACTTTTGCACTCCCGCTGGAGGTTAGCTGTGCTCTGTAATTACCGCTCCACGTATCGGTGCTGATTAGTGACGTCGATGATGAGGAGCCCAGTGCTGTCCAGTTAGTTAGGGAACCTTCAAATGAAGGGTTCAAGAAGAAGTTAGTCTTGTAAGGATTTAAAAACACACTGACGCTACGAGGCTCTTCGTAAGCAGTCACAGTAGCTGACTTTTCGAACTGAATCATGTCAACGTAGTAAGTTCCAGTGGTTTCAAACTCAATTAGTATTCCAGCATATACTGCTTTTGTAGGAGCCTCTTGATTAGAAAGCGACTCTCTATTCCAAGTAGTGCTGACGGTAATGTCTGAACTTACAGATTGTGAAATAAACCCACCCTGCTTGTCGTACCAGTTTACCTTTAGTCGAGCAACCTTTGTCGACCCACCAGATTTATACATATATATCGATAGGCTGTAAGACGAGCCCGCAGTTACTGGAATACCGTATAACATAGGTGCGTTAGTACCTAGCTCCATAGCGCTATCCGTGTTTGCCACAATCGCCTTACATGAAAAGCTAGAGTCTAGTGATTTATCAACACCAGTCTTAGTCTCAACATCCGCAGCTACAGATAGGGTGATGTCTGCCGGAACTGTAGCCCACCCACCAACTGGGTCGGCCTCTGTATCTCCAACTACGCCATCTTCCCAGTCAGGGATTGCAAACGTGCTGTCCTCGTAAGAAAAGAGTAGGTTCTTTCCTTGTGTAATAACTGAATTAAATCCGGTGGCTGCTTCAACGTAGGCACTTAATCCTGCGGTTGTTCCCTTACGTTTGTAGATGTAAGGGGCCTCACGAATGAGCCTCTTAGTAGTCTTGGTGATATCTGAGCCAGTTCCTTCGATACCAAACTCGTGTGCCAGCAACTGCAGAACTTGAGGGTTAGTTGCCCATCCTGTAATAGACGAGTTAATCAGGGAAACGTTAGTGAATACCTCATCCAGTGTAAAGGAGAAGGCTGACAAAAACTGGGAGATAACAGTGTTCTCCCCATCCTGTACTCCACTAGGGTCATTGATTTCGTCTAATGGGTTGTTAGTAGCGCTTGTTAAAACTCTAGGGAGAGTATCTAGGAATCTACGGTGAGTAGATGAAATTTCATAGGAATGAGCTATGGATTCATCCGAAGTTACATTGACCCCACCGTACGAGCTTTGAACAGCATCCGCACCGAGGCTTATGCCGTTCCTCATAGGAGAAAGAACGTATGCGTCACCGGCAGGTACCCAAGAAGCGTCCGTAGCAACTAGAATCCAAGCGCGG